GTTCCCGCTCCATGTCCAACATCGCCTCCGCGTCCGCATCCAACGGCAGCATCTCAAGTGTGGCATGGACTACTGGATAGGGCGTGCCGTCGCCGACGAGCGTCCCACGCTCATCCCCAAGGTGTTCTGTCTCTCTATCCCCAAGCAGAAGAACGTCCGCTTTGAGGTCGCTGTTGCGTAGTTGATGTGCTGCAAGCAGCCTGAACTTTGCCATCGTATCCTCCAAATCGAGTCCGCCCCGCTAGGGACTGGAAACGGGACGGACTCTACCCGCAGGCACTAGCCTTTGGGATACTGTTCCTCATTCGGCTTGGTTGGCCGCGCCTCGTCCTTGTCAGGGGCCTTCGGCGTCGCCGGGCCGGGTGCCGGGGCCGTTTGTCCGCCTCGCGTCGTAGAGGCTGCGGAGGTGTGCGAGGGTTGGCGTGCTGCACCCGGCATCGTGGGTGCCCTTGGAGGGATGGTGGGCGCCACAGTGGCCGCGCCTCTCTTTCCCTCCTTGAACTCCTTCTCCCACTCGCGTTCCGCTTTCTGCTGCGGGGACACCGGCTCCGAGCCCTCGTCGAGCTTGCGCTGCTCCTCGGCCTGCTTCTCGTGCCCCTCCCGCGCAGCCTCGGATTGGCCGCGTTCCCACGAGGGGCCTTGTCCATACAGCCGCTGATGGACCTCGCGCACCTTCTCGCGCGAAGCATCGTCGAGCCCTTCCATCTGGGTGGTCGGCTCCATCTCTTTCCCGTCGATATCTTTCCACGGAACATCGGTGTCATCACCGACCTCTGTACCCGCATCTATCATCTGGCCATCGGCCAGCACATGCGGTCCCAACAATCTGTATTTCATGCTTGTCTCCTAATTTGGTACAGTGATGCCCGGCGGATATCCAACATAATCGGCCCGGTCAAGGACCAGTGCAGCGTAGATGCCACCAGCGCCATGAGTGCCCGCTGAAACGTACTGAAGACGGTAGTAGCGCGGCAGCGGTGCGCCCGGCGGTGGACGCGGAATGTCCATCGGCAACAGGTAGCGGCCGGCGATCAAATCGGCCTCAAGCACCGCTGCACTCTCCGCATAGGTTGTGTAAGTGCCGGGTGTCCCTGAGCCGGAGTCCGGCGCTCCCTGAAACTGGACCTGCAAGCTGGTGCCGCCTGTGAGCGCTGTCTTAACCACACAAAGGAGCTTAAGGGCTGGATCATCTCCGATGCCCATATCGCGGGCATTTACGAGGTCAATAATGTTAGTGGACTGCTGTGTTCCAGTGGTCGGCAAATCCACAGACCCTGCAACACCTGCCGTCCCACTGAATTGGAGTGCGCCATCAATAATCATCTCATAGCTCCTTAAACAACGCGCGCTTCGGTCGAGAGGATAGCGTCCACTGTCCTCACCGGAATACCCCTGAACATTGTCACCACTCGCCCCTGGAACTCCTGAAGCGTCAACAGAACGTTGGTCTTATTCATAGCCTGAAGGTCCAAGTACGTTCGGACCACCCGGTTGAGTAGATCGCGGTATTACCCATCGACCCCTGGATCTGTGGACTATCGGAGGTCTGGATGCCTGTTGCTGAAGGCGAAGCCGTCGGGAGGCGGTAAAGGCCCCTAACCATCCCATTGATCAGATTGGCCGCTGACGCGCCGTTAAGGAGCGTTACGTCGATGTTGGCAAGGCGGACGTTGTAGCGCCAATCCCTGACAGCAAGGCCGATCTCCCACTTGAAGTGGTCTCTGTAGGCTTGGTAAGTGTTACCGGCGGTATCTTGGACAGGCCACTCGCCCATATCGCGGTGTTGGAGGCCAGTCATCTTGCCCTTTGGGAAGATACCGTGAGTGGTATTGGCGCCCCAGGTAACGATCCACATGGAGGTGTTCGTTCCGCCAGTGCCCCCCATATCCACCACATTGGCAGCGCTCTGCGCGTTCGCCGCTGTGACTGTCGAATATCGCGGGGCGAAGCCAGTAAACCGTTCCGGGTTAGCGGCCTGGTTCCCGTAGATGATCGTCGAAGCGATCTGCTGGTTCATCCCCTCCAGGAAGGCCACCACCTCGCTGGCGCGGAACTCGCTCGTGTTGCCGTTCAGATCGGCGATGTCCTTATCGACCAGAGCATACGCCTCCAGATTGCCACAGGTGTCGATAATCGGCGCGGTGGTCGATTTCGAGTTGGGGACGCCGTAGTTGAGCAAGCGCCACGTCGCGGTCGGAAGGCCGGTCCTCACCGTCGTTTTATGTCCGGTGGGCAGGTTGCCTTCGAGCACCAGCATATCCAAAAGGATCTCGTTGGTCTGCGAGAGCAACTCGATAATCGTGCCGATACGGTAGCCGTCCTCAACCCGCTTCGCCCAATCAGCGTAGGTTAGGACGGTTGTTCCAAGCGTTGCCATGTATCAAATCCTCATTGAAGTCGTGGTCCACCAGTGTGCGGCCCACTTGGGCCGTAAATGGCTTCACCAAGAGAAGCGGGCTGCCGCGTCGCCGAGGTCGGTGTTCCGCGCACCGGACCCCCCTCAGATAAGGCTTTAGCCCATCTTGCTAGGGTCCGTACTATCGCTGGATGGTTTCCCGCACCTGTAAACGCTAATGCCTCGCGAAACTTCGGATCTGACAACTCAGGATCGCTTGCAACCTTAGAAAATGTCTGCAACAAGCCTTGGAGGTTGTCGCCCCCGATTTCCTTGTCGGCCCGTACCTCCGCTTGCCAGTCCGCATTCTGCTTATCCCAACTCGCCTGTAGCTTTTGGTTGGCAGCTTGGACTTGCTTCGCGGCCAGATCGACCAGGGTTTGTGCTACGGGCATGGGCAAGCCATGCTCCTTTGCAAGGTTCGTAAAGTCTCCGAAGAGGGCATCGTCCTTCGACAACCCTTCAGGGAGAGTAATCTTCTCGGCGTCGAATGGCTCAGGCGCCGCAGGCGCTTCGGTACCGAGTACCGACGGCTCAGGTGCTGTCGTCACCTCCGGTGTCGTCGTCAGTGTCGTCTCCGGTGCCGAAGCCTCGGGTGCCGATTGCGCCTGGTCGCTCAACTTCCATCTCCTTCAACATCTTGAGATACATATCGTGATTGGCCTGCATCGCCTCAGCCTGGAGGCGAAGACCAATGAAGCGTGATCCCTCACGGAAAGCAAGACTCAGGGCGTTGGACACGCCAGATGTTGTCCACACATTGCACTCCATCATGAGTTGATAGAGCCATCGTCGCCCGGCAGGGTCGCCTAAAAAGCGCCCCAATGCCTGCATCTCCGCAACCCTTTCGGGAGTGAATTTGGTCTTAGCCACCGCCCCCACCTCCACCCAACATCAGTTGGAGCGCGTTTGCTCCGCCCCCGACATCCGTCTCCGAGAGTGTCTTAGCCCCTTGAGCCGCTTGCGTTGCCATCTCGGTGGCTTGCGCCATCTGTTGTTGCGCTGCGCGGGCATCGCGAGCCGCAGCGGCATCCTCATCGCCCACAACAATCTTCGGTGAGACGCCCAGTGCCGCTGCATACTCGTCTATCGTCTGATCCGGGTTCAACTTGTCGAGGATACTCGGGATCACCGCGGCCAGGTTACCTGCGAAGCCCCACAGCTTCTCGATACCAGCGGTGGCGATGCCCTTCTGGGCCATCGCAAGCATAGAGATGTAATCTACCTGAATGTTGGTCGGGGCGCTCCGAAGCGAAGCTGGAGGGGGTGGAAGGAGGTGGCCGCGCCACATTATGCTCCACATTCTGTCAATCCCGTTACCCAATCCCTCATGAGCCGACTCGATCCTCTCCAGGACAGGTCCCAACAACACGAGCTTCTCTTCGCGGCGCGCATCGATCTCGGTCGCAGTGCGTACCGTCTGGAGATCGGTAATGCCGGTGAACAGGTCGTTATGGAAGGTGATCTTGATGCGCTGCTGGACTTCACGAATGTCCTGCATCATCTCCCCGATGGGAGGCATAATCGTGTAGATAGGACGAGCGCCCTCCCGGTCTCGGCCCAGTCCCGAGACGTAGGTCATCCCACCAGGAAGGAGGGACATTGGCTGGTTTTTGAGTTGGACGTCGGCCAGCATGGGAGGGTTAACCATCTTGTCGATGGCCTGGGCTTTGCGCAACGTCTCCTTCTGGAGCTGTTTGATGTCGCCAAGAGCGTCCATACCGGGGCTGCGCCCATACGGATCATTGCTCTGCACGTCCCATCGCGGGGTCATGCAGGGCCAATCGTAAAACCCCCGGCTCCGCAACAGCGTGTTGTTGGGGGAACCGATCTCCCAATAGACCTCACGGAACGGGAATTTCTTTGGGACCAGTGAGAAATCGCCAATGTTGCGCTCGATGATGTGACCGATCCGCTTCTCTTGCGACTTCAACGAGCCTTGCTTATAGCCGCGGCTTACCTCCGGCGAGACCTTCTCCTCCCCAAACTCCTCAACCATCTGCCCGTAAGTGAGGACGAACTCGCGCGCCACCGTCCCAACCTCAAGGTTGTTATTAAGATCAAAGAAAAACTCGCCCAAACAGGGATTGAAACAGTGGATTATGTTGTCGTAGTTCTCATAAATAATGATGCAGGCGGACCCAAACACCACCAGATCGAAGTACATGATAGCCATCGACTGATAAAAATTCGACGCCTGGAACACCGTCAACATGCGGCGTTCGCAATCACTCAACCAACTTTGTACCTCGTAATCCTCTTCGTAGCCCTCAATACGCAGCTTGAACCAGGGGCGGGTAGGCGAGGTGATGCCGTTCATCATCCCGCTGGCGAGCGTTCGCGCCGCCAAGGTGCCAGTAGAGTCGATTATGTTAGTGTTTATGTCTGCTCCGCGTGACCGATCATTAGCGGAGATGAGCCACTTGTAGCGGCGCGGCAGGATGTAGCTCGATAGGTCGCGCCAGTGCAGATACCAAGTCGTCCGCACGGTGCGGAGCGACTCTATCCGCTCTTGCGCGTATTTACGGTATGCTTCACTCATTGTCCTAACAGGACTTTGTTGCGAACAGCACCACCGCTTGCTCCTAGCGGCCCGGTCAAGATCGTATCACTGAGTGTACCGAAGCGTCCTATGTTTGTGTTCGGGCGCACGCTCGCCTGCGAGGCATAAGTCGGTGGACTCGCTGGCGGTGGTGGTGGGTCCGGAGGGCGGGCAGAACCTCCTCCTCCTCCTCCAAACATCTCATTCTCCTTTTCGGACAACCGCCCAGGTCGGGTCGTCGGCCCACGGAATAGGGATGCCACTCTCCAGCGTCTTGGCGGCGATCGTCTCCTCGCAGCGGGTCCAGGCGGTCTCGCCACCAGGCTGGTCAACTACAAATGACAGGGCGGTTCTTGCCTCGTTGTAGTAGTTTGTTCCCATTCCCCAATA